TCAGGAAGATTTCTGGTTGATCCCCCCGTTTAAGATCCACTGTACCACCTCAGACTGAAGGTATTGTTTGGGGTGAGTTCGGATTGGTTTTGGAAAATTATATAGCTTGGTATATTTCGAAATGGTCATCCGTGAAGATACTTTGATCATTCTCATAGCTTCTTTTTCGTCAATCATACCAACATTGTTCTGTGCAATATCGTTCATATCCACCTCACAGACTGGCTACATAGACAGCACCAGCGACCATCGCAGTAGAATAAATAGTGCTGGCAGTTAGGCGTCGAATGTTCCCACACTGCATACCGCCAATCACGACAGGGTTCTCGATTTTGTTGCTCATCGTTTTCTCCAGTGGCCCGCAGCGGGCCATCGCTAATATTCAGTTTGCCTGTGCCGGCAGATTTCTAAGTTTCCGGACGCCGATCATTGCGGTGGCTACGTAGCTGGTGGCCCGGTTAACTACTTCGACAGGAACCTTTACGCCATCCACTACAACGGTGTAATTGGTAACGTGCTTTTGTCTGCCGTAATCGCCGAACTTCTCATGATGCGCTGCCAGTGCAGCATCACATGCGCGACGGCCCAATGGCGATTGCTTACTGCGATTTATAAGGCGCATAAAACCTCCTCAGGCGGGAGGGCGTAACCCCTCCCGATGCAATTAGCCGATGTATTCCGGTTTCATATCATCCAGGGTGACGCGGTACTTATCGTGCAGTTCGTCGCCAAGATGACGTTTAGCAGCGCCAAGCGTGCTTTCAGCTTTAGCAAACATCTCTGCGGCTTCCGGTTCGCCAGGGTTTGGAATTGAGTTGATCACTGCCTCGACTTTGTTCTGTGCATCGACCTGGTAATAGCGCTTCACTGCTTTGTTTTTTAATTCGGTGAACAGCGCAGTACCCAGCAACGCTTTCTGTGATTCGATATCCGCACGGATTGCTTTTGCCTGATCAACGGAACTTGCTGTATCAATGCGTTCGCGAAGATCGTCGGCAACAGCATCAACGTTAGCTGCCGACTCCTGCGCGCTGGTCCTGGTGCTAACCTCGCTGGTGATTTCCTGTACGCTCATGCGCTGGACTGGAGCAGGGTTAATCTCGCGTTCTTCTCGTTGCTCAACCTCATCAGGGCTGTACACGCCGAGGATCACTTCCGGGCAGTACAGGCGAGCCCAATATTTAACGCCCAGATAGGCAATTTGCTGTTTAGGGTTTGAAACCCATAGCGGAGAATTGCGGGTAACAACGCCGGAGAGGTAAAGAGGTTCTCCCCAGGTGATTTCAGATTCACCTCGCAGAATGGCACCAACCTGAACGAACAGGCCGATCTCGTCCTCATCCGTCCAGCCACGAACGCGCTCAGTGACGGTGTACTTCCCACTTTTACCGTTTTTATCGCGTGTGATTTCCTGTGTCCTGGTGCAGCGCTCCCAGTCACCCCCATAGCGGTAATGAAAACGGCCATGAATGGCACTGGAGCTTGCGATTACTGCGTTGACCAGTTGTGCCTCGTAACCAAGAACACCGTTAACCAGGTGTGTTTTCTGCGCCACAGCGTAAGGATTCATACCCCATTGCATAGCCTGCATGACGATAGCCATACAGTCGGCTGGTTTCCCTGCAAGGTGTGCCGGTACCGTCACCTGTGAGTCTGCCATCAGGTTAGCGAAAGCTGTTAACTGACCCAGCGCCTGAACGTTAAAAATTGCGTTACTGGCAGAAATGGTGTTTGGTGCCTGCTGCTCAGTGGTAATAATATTGGTGTTTTCCATGATTTTCCCCTTATGCCTGTACGCGCAACGCTTCAAGGCGGCGCACATCAAAATCGTTCAGTTCGTCGGTGTAGTCTTCTGTGATAGGCGCTGGCCATTCACCAGTGTCGAAGCCGTTTGCTATCGCTCGCATTGTTTTGCGGTATTCCAGCATGCCAAGTTCCAGCAACTCGGTAGACGCCTCAATGATGGCGACCCAGTGGTAGTTCTCGTCTTTGTTGACGAAAATCCAGAAAAACTGGTCCAGCGCCGCAGTTTCGCAGTACATGGCCGCGCTCAGGTGATAGTCCCGGTCGATGATTTCCCGGTGCAACTTCGCACGCAGGCCTTCCTGCTTGATGTTCCACATGCTGATAGTTTTCAGGTCGGCGCCAATGCGCAGGCCGCCCATATCGATCTCAAGGTCAGGGCGTACCCGAACTTCCAACCCGGTTTCCTCATCAATCCCAAAATAGCTAACCTCGACAGCACGGCTTGGGTGAGTCAGCAATTTGCCGGCGGTCGGGTGCTCCAGCAGGGCTTTCTGAATGTTCAGCGCGGTGCTGAGCTGTTGGCGGGTGACCAGCATTTTCCCTTCGGTGTTCTCCCGCCACGCATCCAGCAATTCGTCGGCGAATACCGCTGCCGGGTTGACTGATTTCACGGCCTGAATCAGATCGGCCTTCGTGCCAGAGACTTTCAACGGCGACGATTTTTGCGCTTCCTGATCGACCAGGTCAGGGTTGATTATTGCCAGTTGCTCCAGCAGCGCGTCACGGCTGCCGCTGGTTTTAACCGGCGCGGGCAGGGTGGCGTTGTACTCTTTGATGCAGGCTTTCATCGCCGTGGCTGTATGTTTGGTGCCGTTTTCAATGCGCTGGAATTCTTCGGGAAGCTGCTCATACGATGCATAGGTTTCATCTACCGAAGCTCCAAGCGGCATCTGCGACGGCAGGGTGGCGTTGTACTCCTCCAGCAGCGCTTTGATATCGTCAGCACTCAGCAGTGCTGGCAGGCTGGCGTTGTGCGCGTCGATGAACTCGCGCAGGGTGGCGGTGGTGGTGAAAGCACCCTCAGGGATCTCCGGTTCTACGCTGAACTCCGCTTCGAGGTTTTCTGGCTGTAGAGCCAGAGCATGTACCAGGTTGCCCATATCAAGTACTGGAGAGCGCTCTTTGACGATAGTCTTCTCTACGTGACGCGCGTTAAAGTACATCAGCGACACGCGAGCATCTTTCACCTGAGTTGAGCTGATCCCGTTGGCGGCGTGGTAAACCTCGTTTGGTACACCTTCATAGCGGCCCGGCTCGAAGTATTCTGGCCAGGCTGCTTCTGGCTCTTCTTGTTGCGTTTCCGGTACGTTTTGTTGCGCCTCAGGTTCAGATTGGCTCACAGAATCGTTGTTCTGGTGCGTTTCAGCCTGATTCTGGTTCTCTACGGTAACTGCTTCTTTACCAGTATCCAGATCGCCTTCGCCTGCTTGCACCGCATCACCAGCCTGTTTTTCATCACTGTCAGCTTTTTGAACCTGCACATTGCTGGTGGTCTCCGGATTCGTTTCTGTGCCATGAGTTGATGAGTTCTGCATTAAAGCGGACACGTCGAAAATCCCGTTGCCGACATTTTTAACCAGTTCAGGTTCGGTGGTCGGCTGGCTTGTCCCGGTTTTCACCCATTTTGGGTCGTTCGGGTCGCTGATGCCCTCGACGTATTCACCGCGTGCGGCGGCAAGCTGTCGGTTGGCTTCTTCTACCGCGTCTTTTTCCGGAGTGTGTCGGGCAGCCGTGAGAGCTTCCTCGGTGGGGGTCTCGTGATCAGTCTCCGTTAAGTTGGCGTTGATATACCCCTGAAGGCGTCCGGGGTAGTGATAAAACTCAGGGTGTGCGCTTCGGATCAGCGCGAAAATAGCGGCGCGGGAATAATCCAGGATACCGGGCGTTGCGCGAAGTGCTGCGGACCATTCTTTGAACGGACTTTCCTTTTTCTTTACGATTTCTTTTGCGCGACGGTAAACGCTGCCAGGTAGCTCATAGATATTAAAGTCCATAGGCAAAGTGGCCATTGCAATCTCTACGTCCAGAGTATCGAGAGTGTGTTCGTAATCAGGGTTACGGTCAGTCTTATTGCCACCGCCAGCGTTGGCGCCGCTTTCAGTGCGCTGAATAGCCGATACACGGTTGCCTTTCGCCCACTCCTTAACGAGCAAACTGCGATCGATATGCTCCGTCTCGAACCATGTTTTAAGGAACTGGATAACAGTCGCCAGTTCAGGAGTTTTTCCATCGACAGGGAATACTTTTTTGATGGCATTAACTGCCTTATGAACATCGTGTTCAATGGCTTTCTTGAACGCTTCAACATTCTCGGCGGCAAGCAGCAGGTTCTGGACATATGAATTATCGGTGTCCATTTCGAGACGCAGAATTTCTTTTTTCTGGGAGGCGTCGACGTGATAAAGATACTCACCTGCACCTATGTACTGAGCAAGAACGCGGTGACGGAGAGGCATAGTTGCGACAACAGTCAGCTCGGGGGCTGGGGTAGGGCTGTTGCCTTTGTTCTCAAAATTTTCGGAGTGGTCTTCTAATACCTCGCCTGTTTCGGTATCAACACCGTCAACGATGTGCTGGCGGGCCACGGCGGCGGCTTCAGATGATGGCAGGGTGACGCCGGGGATTTGTTCCCAAGTCATGCCATCTTCACCGAGGCGATAATAATTAGTGAAGGTAAAACTTATTTCACCTTCCGGCGGCAGCTCGTTGACTACCGGAAAATTGGTGCGGATCGGCCTTGCATAATCCTTACCGCGGCCGGTTTCAATTTCAGCATCTTCCAGAACGACATCCAGCATAAGGTTGGCGCGCGCTTCTGATTTTGCAGTGAACCAGACCGTCGCATCTTGCTTTCCGGATTTCTGCGTAGCTTTTACTACATAGAAAAATTCCATGTGAGATCCTCTTTTTTAGATGTAAGATCCCCGGGCCAGAGATAGCGCCCATTGGGTGAACTTTGGTTTTTTGTGTAGTTTTCCGGTGGAACTTTGGTCGGTGTCACCGGACGTATGGGCCGCCTTGCGCGGCTTTTACGTTAACTTTCGTGCGCCATTTGGTCGTATGAGGCACAACGTACAGAGCAGTAATCGCGCTCTTCATGTGTCAGCTGCGCGCCGCGAATCAGCATCAGCTCGTTTTTTACTTCTTTGCCTTGCTCAATCGGCTTTCCACACAGGTGGTAAGCGCATGTCTTTTGTTTAAGCATCCGGATCTCCTTTCTGCGCCAGCAGGTAGCAGAGGCGGCGGATTAAAACCTCAATCCGGTTGAGCGGGACGGCCTGCTGTCGAGCTGGTTTACGTGCGAAATCAATCATTCTCACCCTCGTTTGCCTTATCGCCGGCCAGCGGAACGTTTTAAACCTTCTGCGCGTTAACTTTTCCACCTCATTCCGGTCTTCGTATGCCCCGGACGGCTACTTCGTGGGCGTCCTGCCTGGGTGGTTCGTTGTTGCTATGGAATTATATTAAGCCTGAGACTTAATTAATGTCAAGTCTAAGGCGAAGTTAAAAATTAAGTTTATGGCTTAATATTGGTAATGCGGACATCGAGGAAGTGTGTGTTGCGGGTTTTCAATAAAAAACCGGCATAAGCCGGTATTGATTGCTGGTGATAGCGGAGGGTTACAGATTGGATGAGTTATCGTCTTTATTGCGTCTGAGCATGTATTTTTCATAAATCTCATCGAGCCTTTTTAAGCGCAATGAAATTACTTGCATGATGTCTTGCTGATCCTCATCAGGTAACTGGCGGAAAAGGTGTAACATTTGTTTATCTGTAACGGATAAATCGCTTTCTAAGGCTACATCTTGCCCAAGTACCCAAGCTAAGCTCACGCCTAAAGCCTCAGAAAGCTTAATCGCAGATGGCTTCCCTATTGTTCCGCGAGCGAACCAAGCATTGACTGCTTGTTTACTTACGTTGCATATTCGTGAAATCTCTGCTTTGGTAAGGCCTTTCTGCTCAACAATTTCATTGAGCCTTTTAACTTGCGGGTGATTTGTTTGGTGGTTGTTTTTTCTCATGAGCAAGAATTTAATTTTTTGATTATATTACTGATCTGTCTTAATCCGGCGGTTCATGTACTTCGCATACAACTCGTCCAACTCTTTCAAGCGCAGTGAGAAAATCCGCATCATGTTCTGCTGCTCCTCCTCTGGTAGCTGACGATATAGCTCAAGCAATCGCTGCTCGTCTGGCTTTAATCCATTCTGCTCGCTAACCTCTTCACCTAATAGCCATGGTACTGATACACCAGCAGCATCCGCTACAGCGAGCGCTGACTCCTTGCTCATGGCACCTTTCTTGAACCAGCCATTAACGGACTGCGGCGTTATTCCCGCAACCCTGGCCATATCAGATTTTGTCATCCCGCGGCGCGTTAACTCTGTCAGGCGCTCTACAAGAATCGGGTTAAGTAATTTTTTCGCTGTCATGTCAGAAGAATAAGCCTTTTGCTTATAAAATAAAATTCGCCTGGGACTTGATTTAATTTTAAGTCTAAGGCTTAATTTGTTCGTGTATCTTTTGGAGACCATCATGAACGGATTAGAGAAAGCCATCAAAAAAGCAGGTAATGCCAGCAATCTTGCAGCCTTACTGGGTATTAAACCCATGTCGGTAAGCCGCTGGAAGACACGTTACAACGGTGCTGTCCCACCAGGCCGCGTATTACCGATTTTCAAGATAACGGGCATCACACCTCACGAACTGCGCCCTGATATCTACCCAAACCCAACCGATGGCTTACCAAGCCAAGAGGCATCAGCCAAATAACCATAGAGGATATTTACCCATGGAGAACGCAATTGCACGAAAGTTAGACCCACCAGAAATCAACCCGATTGAGATAGAGAGTGTCCTGCTCAACCGACTTGCATCAGTAGGGCAGAAATCATACGCCGAGCATATGGGCATCAGCGAGTCGACAGTCAGCAGGCGTAAAGCTGAGGGATATTTCTGCAACATGGCGAAAGAGCTGGCTTTTCTTGGGATTCAGGCCGCGCCACCTGAGGCGGTACTGGTATCCAGAAACTATCTCACAGCCGTAGAGATTCTCGCTGATGCCGGGCTAAAGGCTGAACGAGCCAGGCCGGATGCGCTGGGGTGGGACTGAAAATGGCAGCAACCAAAAAGGCGAAAGCCGCGGTGAGGGGTCACCAACGGCTTTCTGGTGCAATTCATTGCGAATTCATTGCGGGGAAATTATGTCAGTAACCAGTATCGAGGTAAACATCCAGCCAACCCACAAATGCTCTTTTTGCGGAAAGACGAATGTTGAAGTGGCTGGCGTTTCTATCTGCCAGAAATGCGTCTTTCAGTGCGTTGATATTGTCTTTAAATACGCAGAAAAGACGAACTCTCCAACGTATTAAATTCAGGGGTATCTATGCAAAGTTCACCATGTGGCTTAAGGCTTCTCTCCAGTAGCGCATTCGTATGCCTTAGTGAGGGCGTCGATCAGGCGAGGAACTTCCCCTACGTGCATCTCAATTTCTCGGCAGATATTCAATTCTTCCGAATTAACACCAGGGCAGTGATTGATAGAAATTGTAAGCGAATTGTCATGCTCATCGTATCTGACAGAAATTTCAGGTCTGTGCGGTGTTGCTATGAATTTGTTCATTTTAACTCCATGGTCTGTAGGTATTTTATGGCTGCTTTACCTTACATGCAATTGTACATAGCTGATTATCTGGCAGATACCATGCATCTGTCTACAGAGGAGCATGGGGCTTATTTGCTGTTGATGTTTAACTACTGGCAAACGGGGAGAGCTATTCCGAAAAGTCGTTTAGCAAAAATTGCACGACTTGATAACGAGCGTTGGATTTCCGTTGAAGAGTCGTTAAGTGAGTTTTTTATCGACAATGGTGAAGAATGGATACATGAACGTATTGAACAGGATTTGGCATCTGTTCATGCGAAGCTGGAACAACGTTCTGCCGCAGGAAAGGCCTCAGTAGCAAAGAGAAAAGCCAATAAAACAATGAAAGTTGAACGAGAAAGCAACGTGTGTTCAACGCTCGTTGAAAGTTCGTTAGAGCGGAATGCTAACGGAAACTCAACTAATAAAGATAAGAATAAGAATAAAGATCTAAAAGAATTAAAAGATCCCCCTAAATCCCCCACGGGGGGAGATAGAAATAATTTTAATCCGCTTTCGATTGAATTACCGGAATGGCTATCCCCGACTCTTTGGGCGGAGTGGGTGGGTTATCGCAAACAACTTGGTAAGCCAATTAAAACCCTGCAAGGGGCCAACGGCTCGATTAATAAACTCGCAGCATACAGGACGCAGGGGCATAGCCCTGAGTTCGTGGTGAAACTGACCATGGAAAATGAGTGGAGGGGGCTACTTGTTCCTGAGGGAACTGCGAGCAAAAAGCGTCGTGACGTAAACGAAATATCTCAACCTGATAATTCGATCCCTACCGGATTCAGGGGGTAACGATGAAAAACGTAATCGGTACTGGCGGTGCGCTTGATCGCCTGAAAAGAATTATCCCAGCCAGTGTGCAGCCGAAATTCTCGACTGCTGATGAGTGGCGGGCATGGCAGGAAGCCGAAGGGCGTAAACGCAGTGAAGAGCTTGACAGGATGAATCAGAAATCCCGCACCGAGAAGATTTTCGGGCGATCTGGCATTCAGGATCTCCATCGTAGCTGTACGTTTGCCAACTACGAAGTAAGCGGGGAGGGGCAGCGAAAAGCGTACACGATGGCAAAAAGTTATGCCCAGAACTTCGGTAGTGGATTTGCGAGCTTTGTGTTCAGCGGTGGTCCGGGAACCGGGAAAAACCATCTTGCGGCGGCAATCGGAAATCATCTGCTGGCCGGCGGTCATAGCGTTCTGGTGGTAACCATTCCTGACCTGATGCTCAGGGTTCGTGAGTGCTACGACGGTGGGCAATCAGAAGCGTCCCTGCTTGATGACCTTTGCAAAGTTGACCTTCTGGTACTGGATGAAGTCGGTATTCAGCGCGGGAGCAGTGGTGAGAAGGTCATTCTCAATCAGGTTATCGATCGCCGTCTCTCATCGATGCGACCTGTTGGCGTTCTGACGAATCTTAACCACGAGGGGCTGTTGGATTCACTGGGCGCGAGGGTTATCGATCGCCTCCAGATGGACGGAGGGATGTGGGTGAATTTTGACTGGGGAAGCTACCGGAAAAACGTTAGCCACCTCCGGATCGTGAAATAAGGGGTTAAAAATGGCCCGACCAAAAACACACAGAGAGCGGATGATTATTCTTGAGCGGATTATCGGTCTGGTGAAAGAGCAGGGGCGCATCACGACGAACGACGTCGTTGCGATTTTCGGCGTGCACAGAACCACGGCGGAGAAATATCTGCAGATCGCGTTAGTGCGCGGAGGTTTCATCCGCCACGGGCGGTGCGGCGTTTTTCGTGACCAGCGGGCAGTAATTGATTATGACCTGAAGCGTTATAGCTGCAACAAGACAACCGGATTTTCAGCGCTACCGGCACTGGAGAAAAGCCAGGTAATGCAGGTTTATGGAGCATCCAAAATGAGCATCAACAAGGGGGGAGCCCAATGAGCTACATTAAAGGTCCGCTTATCAGCAGTCAGCGCTACCTCGACAAGGCAAAGGTAAACGACAGAGCGGCAAGATTTAAGCGTTTTATCGTATCTGTTTACCCGATAGTTCTGCGTGGGCAGCAATACACCATCCTGATGGATGGCCACCACAACTACGCGGCGGCAAAACTGGCTGGCATAGAACCTGATTACCGACCAATCACCAAAAAGGTGCAGCGTATTCTCGGTGAGATGTCATGGCGCGAGCGTGAGGCATTCTTCATCAACAACGTTACAGACAGCAACTACTACTTTGTTGAAACAGGCGAAGTGGTTCATGAGTTGGTTATGCCTGACACGTCCTGCAAATTCCAGGCGCACGCAGGTAACCAATGGATTTTTGGAGGTGCCGGGAACTTGCGTTCAGGAATACGTGAAGCTTGAACGACCGCAAGAAGCGCTGGCAGGCAACTCTCCGGTAACTCCGGATGGCTGGATAAGCTGTAGTGAGCGAATACCGGATGGCAAAACGGGCGTTCTTGTTGCCAGAGAGTTTGACAGGAAAGGTGACTGGCGAATGAAATGGGCGACTTACATTCCGGGGCATCCTGACACTAATGATGGATGGCTAATTCCTGGGGCGTCGTGGAAACCATCACACTGTATGCCGCTACCGGAGCCGCCGCAGGAGGTGAAGTGATGGGCGCCAAGAGGGAGAGGTTAGCATAAACATTAATCAAGGCTCTTAGGGGCCTTTTATTCTATGATAAACGGACTTTGTTTGAGGGTGACACCATGAAGCCGAAGAAGCTAAATGCTAAGCAGCAGTACCAATTAGACCTTGAATTAGTCAAGAAGAAGCCTGCGAACCGGACAGAGGCAAAAGCACATTTAGCGGCACAGTTACGGATTAGCAGGTACAAGTCGCAGACCTCCTCCAAAATTCGCGTTGGCAGTTTCAGGGGAAAAAAGAAGGTGCATTTCAGTAAGGCCGAAGAAGATGCTAGGGCGGCACTAAATAAAGCAAATGCCATTAGATTTTCTGAAGGGAAGGTTGAATCCGTTGATACAGATCGAATCTCTGAGAGTAATAAACGCTGGCGTGGGAGAACTGCTGACTAATGTCTGACTGGAATATTGCAGCACAATCAAAAGACAAGCAGGACAACGAGGCGCTCAGTTTTACCTACGAATACGCGTTTGCCCCGGAAAACCGCTACAAATACTAACCCGCTGCGGCGGGTTTTTTCGCCTAAAATCTGATATGAAACAACACGCTAGCCTTTGCAAAAAGTGCTATTCACCCCTTGAATATTCTTTCTAACAGGTATACTGTGTTTATATACAGTAGTTAAATGTAGAGGGAATTATGAAAATTGAACTTGTTATCAGCCGGACAAAACAGCTTCCGGAAGGTGCCGTTCCTGCGCTTGAAAAAGAATTAATTACCCGTCTCCAGAATCAGTATGAAAACTGCAACTTAACCATCCGTCGAGGCAGTCAGGATGGTCTGAGTATCGTCGGTGCTGCTGATGGCGATAAAAAACGTATACAGAGCATTCTGCAGGAAACGTGGGAAAGCGCTGACGACTGGTTTTATTAACATTGCGCTTAATGCTGGCGCGCATTTTTCAGAATACCGCAATTTGCGTATCCCTTTGATGCTGCTGCCGACAATTTTTAACCGCGTCTGTACATCGCCTGAAGGGAGAACAAAAATTGAGTAATTCAGCTTTGCAAAAATCAGAAGATAGCTGGTATGACATTGTAAGAAGATCTGATGGCTGCGTAGTGTTTAGCTTTCCATCATCAGGCAGGCATCTTATCTATCGTGTAAATGGCATGGTATCTATGCGTCCTTTGCTGGATGATGAAGAAGTTTTTACTCCCAACGGTTTTATGCATTTTATTCGCCGTCTCGGCTACCGGGTAACACCACCTTCTGATAATATGAAATCAACGGCCTGAACAACCGTTAACCTTCTGCGCCACGGAGAATACCATGGCGCACGAATTACAACTCATCAAGCAGTCATCTGGAATTCTGATCCCCGCAACGCCGGAGACCAGTGATATTCTGCAATCAAAAATCAAACTCGGTGCCGTGCTGGTGGCTGAGTTCCGTCAGGTGAGGAATCCTGCATTCCATCGCCGCTTTTTCGCGTTGCTTAATCTTGGGTTTGAATACTGGGAACCCACCGGCGGCGCCATTTCTGCCAATGAACGCAAACTGGTAAACGGTTATGCAAAGTTTCTCGCTGCATATGGCGGGAATGAGGGCGCATTACTGGATGCGGCTGAACAGTATCTGGAACAGATTGCAAACCGCCGGGTAACAAACGGGATTAGCCTGTGTAAATCATTCGATGCCTACCGCGCATGGGTGACGGTTGAGGCTGGTCACTATGACGCCATCCAGCTGCCGGACGGCACCCTTCGCAAACATCCCCGCAGCATCGCTTTTTCCAGTATGGATGAGGTCGAATTTCAGCAGTTGTATAAATCTGCGCTTGATGTTCTCTGGCGCTGGATTTTATCACGGACATTCCGCACGCAGTACGAGGCGGAGAACGCCGCCGCCCAGCTAATGAGCTTTGCGGGGTGATGGCGATGAAATACTCCTGGTTCCATCATCACGACTGCACAACCGAGCAGGCCGACACGCTGGTATCGGATTATCAGAAGCGGGGCGTAAGGACAGAAAAGAGCCTGAACCCTGACTTCATTACCTGGACTGTCAGCGCGAAATTACCTGAATATGCACACCGGGTGCGGACGCCAAAATCCTTACGCCAAAAGGTCTGGGGGTGA